GGCCGGCCTGCCCGGCTGGGCGGCCCGCGCGATCGCGCCCGCAGCGGCGCCCGGCCCGGCGCAGATCGTCGTGCGGCCGGTCAGGGTGGAAGTCCACAACCACGGCGGCCGCAACGACGAGCCGGTCGAGGAAACGCGCATCTCGAACGGCGAGGAGGAGCTCATCCGCCTGGTGATCGGCCGCGTGAAGCAGGACATCGCGCAGGACATCGGGCTCGGCCGAGGGCAGATCAACGCGGCGCTCACGGGCGTGCTCGGTGCACGGCGGAGGGGCAAGTGACGCGCCGCTGGCCTGACAGCCTGCCGAACCCGGTCGGGCGCGGCTACACGCTCGAACTCGCGGACACCGCGCGCCGGACCGAGTTCGAGGTCGCGGTGCGCGCGCGGCGGATCACGACCGTCCGGCGCGACCGCCCGACGCTCGCCGCCCGCCTGACCGATCCCGAGTTCGCGGCATTCCGCGCCTGGTGGGGCGACGAGCCCTGGTCGCTCACCGGCGCCTCGGACACCATTGCGGACTGGACGCTGACCGGCGCCGCTGCCGACAGCGGCGCCGCGATCGGGCCGGACCAAGTGCCCTGCGACATCCTTGTCGAAGACGCCGCCGAGAGCGAGCACCGCGCGCAGCAAGCCCTGGCGGAGCCGGGCTGGGCGCCGGGAGACCGCGCCGCCGCGGTCGTCTCGCTCCTGCCGATCGGCCGAAACGAGGCGCGCATCGGCCTTGTGGGGCGCGACAACACGCACCGCCACGTGACGGTCGATCTCGCCGCCCGCACCATTACCGGGCTGTCGGGTGGGGTCGAGGCGACGCTGGCGCCGCTGGGCGCGTGGACGCGGGGGGGGTTGCGCGCGCGGGTCGGCAGCGGCGCCTCGGCGGTGCGGCTCAGGATCGGCGCGCTGGCGAGCGGTGCCGTGTCCTATGTCGGTTCGGGCACGGCCGCGTTCGGCATCGGCCAGGTCAACGCCCGTCGCGGCGGGTTCGAGGCCTGCGTCTTCGTGCCCTGCGGCCCGACCGGCGCCGCACTCGGCACCGCGGGCGGGTCGGCCTGGTTCTTCTGCCCGATCGCCGTCGGCGGCGGCGTCGTGCGGCGCGAGGTGCTGCCGCTTGCCCGCGCCAGCACCGAGCCGCGCCCGTCGCTCGCCTGGCAGATCGGGTTCCCGGTGGAGGCGCGCGATGCCTGATCCCGCGCTTTCCGCGGCACTGGCCGAAGCCTATGCCTCCGTCCCGGACGGGGTCGTCGTCCTCGACACGCTCGAGGTCTGGCACCCGGCCTTCACCACGGCGCTCCGGATCGTCGCCGACGGAACCACCCTTGAAGCCCGGCTCGAAGCCGACGCGCCGCGCGACGCCGGCGCCACCGTCGTCTTCATCCCGCTCGCGTTCCGGCTGCGCCCGCCCGAGGCTTCCGCCGAGGCGCCCGGCGTCCTCGAGGTGGAGATCGACGCGGCCGGGCGCGAGATCGTCGCCGAGATCGACCGGGCGGTGGTGACGCTCGATCCGATCGAGATCGTCTGGCGGCGCTACATCGCCGCGACCGCCTCCGAGGGCCCGGACTATGTCGTGCGCGGCCTCAGGCTGCGTTCGGTCAGCGCGACGCCGCAGCAGCTCTCGGCGCAGGCCGGCTGGCAGGACCTCGTCAACGAGCGCTTCCCGCGGCTCGTCTACGACCGCGAGCGGTTCCCGACGCTGGAGTACGGCGGATGACCGCCGCCCTGCTCGCGCTCCAGCCTCCAGCCGCCGGCCACTGGACGGCACGCTGGATCGGCCGGCCCTGGGTGCCGGGGACCGGAGACTGCTGGTCGCTGGCCCGGGCCGTCTGGGCGGCAGAGTTCGGCCGCGCCGTGGAGCCGCTTCCGGTCGACCCGGCCGACCTGCGCGCGGCGTCGCGCGCGCTCGAAGCCGGTGCGGCCGGGTGGGTCCGCGTCGCCGAGCCGGCCGAGGGCGACGGCGTCCTGATGGCCCGCGGGCGGCGCCCCTGCCACGTGGGCATCTGGGTCACCCCCGAGCGGGTCCTGCATGCGGTGGAGCGGGCGGGCTGCCTCTGCACGCCGGCCGGGCGGGTCGGCGATCTTGGCTACCGGATCGTCGCCGTCCTGCGCCGGCCGGGCTGGGTGGTGCCGTGAGGGCCGTCGTCATCACCGCGCGGAACCCGTTCGAGCCGGGGACCGCCGAGCGGCGCGTCCTGCGTCGGCGTGCGCGCATCCGCGCGCTCGCCCCGCGGCTGCGCCAGCCGGTCGTCGCGGTCCTCAACGGTCGCGTGGCGCTCCGGTCCACATGGCGCCGCCGGCTCGCCGATGGCGACCATCTGGTGTTCGTCGCGCTACCGGCCGGTGGCGGCGGTCAGGGCGGCTCCGACCCGATCCGGGCGCTGCTCTCGATCGCGCTGCTCGTCGTGGCCGGGCCGCTCGGGGCCGCGGTCGGCAGCGCCCTCGGGATCAAGGCCGGGATCGCGGCCTCCGCGATCCTCTTCGCCGGCAACGCGCTCATCAACGCGCTCCTGCCGCCGCCGGCGATCGACGCCGGCCCGGCCGCGGGCGCGGTCTTCGCGCTGACGCCGCAAGGCAACACGGCCCGGCTCGAGCAGCCGATCCCGGTCCAGTACGGCCGCCTGCGCGTGCAGCCGGATTTCGCGGCGGCGCCCTATGCCGAGACCGCGGGGAACGAGCAGTTCCTCTTCTGCCTCTACTGCCTCGGTACCGGGGATTACGAGATCGAGGACATCCGCATCGGCGACGTGCCGGTCGCAAGCTTCGGCGAGGTCGAGATCGAGGTCGTGCCGCCGGGCGGGCAGGTGACCCTCTTTCCGACCGCGGTCGAGACATCGACGCTCGTCTCCGGGCAGGACCTGCGCGGCCGCGGCAGCCTCGCCTATGCCCGGTCGGGCAGCATCCTCACCGTCACGGAGGAGAAGCACCGCCGCGCCAGCGGCCAGACCGTCCGCATCACCGCGACGGGCGAGGCCACCGTCTTCGTGCCCGTCGGCACGATCCCTGACGAGGACACCTGGACCGTGACGGTCCCTGGCTGGACCGCGGCCTCGGGCACAGTCGAGGTCGAGAGCGTGCTCGGCGGCGAGACAGGGTTTCCGGCGGCGGGGCCCGGGACAGTCACGACCGCGCTCGGGATCGATCTCGTCTGGCCAGCCGGCCTCTTCGCAGGGGCAGGGGGCGGGATCGCCGAGCTCGAGACGACAGTGCGGATCGAGGCCCGCCCGATCGACGACGCCGGCGAGCCGACCGGCCCCTGGGTGCTCCTCGGCGAAGAGACGCTGCGCGACAAGACCCGCACCCCGCAGCGCAGGACCTACCTCTACCCCGCCCCCGCGCCCGGCCGCTGGTCGGTCCGCGCCTGGAGGACCGACGTCCGCTCGGCAACCGAGACCGACGCCCACGACGTCGCCTGGGGCGGGCTGCGCGGCTACCTCGTCGAAGACCAGGACTGGCCGCCTGTCACCCTCGTCGCGATGCGCCTGCGCGCCACCGGCAACCTCACCCGGCAGGCGTCGCGGCAGGTCTACGTCACCGCCACGCGGAAGCTCCCGGTGTGGACCGGCAGCGGATGGACTGCGCCGCAGCCGACGCGGTCGATCGCCTGGGCGCTCGCCGACATGGCGCGCAACCCCGACTACGGCCCGGGACTGCCCGATGCCCAGATCGACCTCGCCGGCCTCGCGGCACTCGACGCCGTCTGGGCCAGCCGCGGCGATGCCTGCGACATCCGCATCGCTGACGCGGGCAGCTGGTGGGAGGCCGCGGGCCGCGTTGCGGCGACAGGCCGGGCGCGCGTCCTGATGCAGGGCGGCAGGCTGCGCGCGGTGCGCGACGGACCGGAGACGATCCCCGTCGCCCTCTTTTCCCAGCACAACATCGTCGAGGGCTCGTTCGGGATCGACTGGCTGATCCCCGAGACCGCGACCGCCGACACCGTCGAGGTGAGCTACCTCGACGCGCAGACCTGGCAGCCCGAACGCGTCGTCGCGAGCCTGTCGACAACGCCGGGGTCACGCCCTGCCGCGATCCGGCTCGACGGCGTGACAAGCCGCGCCCAGGCACTGCGCGAGGGGCTCTACCATGCCGCCGCGAACCGGTACCGCCGGCGCGTCGTCAGGTTCGCAACCGAGATGGAGGGCTTCATCCCGACGCCGGGTGATCTCGTCGCGATCCAGCACGACCTGGTCGGCTGGGGCGCCTCGGCCGAGGCCGTCGCCTGGGACGGCGCGACGCGGCGCCTGACGGTGTCGCGGCCGCTCGACTGGTCGGGCTCGGGGCACGTGATCGGCCTCAGGCGCCGGGATGGCTCGCTCGCCGGGCCCGTCGCTGCATCGCGCGGTGCCTCGGACCGCGACGCGATCCTCGAAGCCGATCCCGACATCGTTCCCGACACCGGGCAGGGCCGTCTGCGCACCACCATAGCCTTCGGCCGTGCCGCGGCGTGGTCGGCGCTCGCCAAGGTCGCGGTCGTTCGGCCGCGCGATGCGCTGACCGTCGACATCGAGGCGGTGGTCGAGGATCCGGCGGTCCATGTTGCCGAGACCGGGCGCACGCCGCGGCCGCTGACGCTCGGCCGTCTCCCGCGGCTCGCCGATGCACCGGTCGTCTCGGGCCTGACCGTCCGCCTCTCGCCCGATGCGGTCGCCTTCGTCGCATGGCGCCCGGCGGCCGGCGCCACCCATTACGAGATCGACCTCGCCGAGGGCGGCGTCCAGGCGGTCGCCGAGGCCGGCTGGACCCGCGCCGCCGAGACCGCCGCGGCCAGCGTTGTCCTGCGCCCGCCTTACGGGCTGCGCACACGCTTCCGCGTCCGGGCGATCGGCCGCGGAGCCGGCCCCTGGTCCGAGACGCAGGTCGCGGTCCTGCGGCCGGTGACCCCGATCGATCCCGAACCCGCGCCCGACTTCGTCTGGGTCAGGCGCAGCGACACCGTCTGGACCGTGCTCGGCGACACGATCTGGACCAGCCTCGGAGAGCCCCCATGACCGTCCTGCCCGACGCCTCCCAGTTCACTGCCGAGCCGATGGACGGCCTCACGCTGTCGAACGCCCTTGTCCAGATGCGCGACTTCATCGCGCAGCACCTCGGCACCGCCGGGACAGCCGCGGCCGCTCTCGCCGCACTCGGGTCGCTCGTCGCTGGCGTCCAGACGGCGTCGGCCGCCCGAAGCGTCAGCGCCGGCGACCGCGGCCGGCTGATCCTCTGCACCGGGACCTGGACGCTCGCGCTCGGCGCCGCCACAACGCTCGGTGCGGGTTTCGCGGTCGTCGTCCTCAATGACGGCAGCGGAACGATCACGGTCGATCCGGCGGGGTCCGAGCAGATCGACGGCGGTGCGACCGCAGCACTCGGGCCGGGCCGTGCGGCGCTCGTCGTCTGCGAGGGCACGGGCTGGCGGACCTTCGCACTTGCGGGCAGTGCCGCCGGCGCGACACGGGTCGTCTTCGGGACGGCCGCAGCCCCCGGCCTTGCCTTCGCCGGCGATCTCGACAGCGGTCTCTTCCGCCCCGCTGCCGACGTGCTCGCCGTGACGACCGGCGGGGCCGAGCGGCTGCGCATGACCAATGCAGGCGCGCAGCTCACCGGCCTGCTCACGGGCACGGCGGTGAGCCAGAGCGCGACCGACACGACGGCGGGACGCCTGCCGATCCAGCGCACCAACGGCGGGATCTTCGGGCTCGGCGCCACGGGCGACACCCCGGACCTCGGCGATTACGACGCGACCGGCACCGCGGTCGGGCAGTACAGGACGACCGGCGCCACCCTCAACCGCCCGGCCCAGTTCCCGCATGCGTTCGGGGTCATCGAGGTCTACCGCCACAACGCGGACGTCCTGTGCCAGGTCTGGCACGCGAATTACGGCATCGGCGGCGGGCCGCCCGAAGTCTGGACCCGCCGCCGCACCGGCGGCAACTGGACGCCCTGGCAGCTCGTCGTCCACCTGTTCGAAGGCGGTTCGAACGCGAACGGCAGCTGGCGTCGCTACAGCGACGGGACGCAGGAATGCGAGATCAGCGCGCTCTCGATCGGTAACGTCGACACTGCCGAGGGGGCGCTCTTCCGCTCTGCCTCGGCGACGTGGACGTTCCCGGCTGCGTTCGTTTCGGCGACCGGCCTCGTCGTCGAAGGCTGCGTCAACAACGTCGGCGCCTTCATCACGGCTGGAGCGCCTGGCGCCTCCGGCATCACTGTCCGCGGCTATGCGCCGCTCTCGATCGGGACCGCGCAGACCGCCCGGCTTCGCGCGAAAGGTTTCTGGAAATGACCCTGGTCATCGCACTCTCGCCGCAGGTCAGCCCGGCGGAACCGCCCGGGATATCGCTCGCGGCCGGCATCCTGACCGTGGCGGGCACGGCGATCGATCTCGCGGCGATCCCGCCCTTCGGCACGCTGGCGCGCGATGCCACGGCCAGCAGCTGGATCGTCGGCGACATCGTCCGCGACGGCACCGGCACCGTCACGGTACCCCTGCTCTTCCCGATCGCCCCGGTTGCGCCCGAGGCGCTCTGTTTCCCCGCTCCCCTCGTCGTGACGGCCGACGGGCCGGTTGCGCTGCCCGCCTGAAGGAGGACGCCTTGGACATCACCTTCGGCATTCCGCTCGGCATCAAGGGGCGAACTTCCGCGCCCGGTATTCCTCCGGCGGTCCTTTCCAACCTCGCCTACGACCCTGTTGCCAACCGGATCAGCTTCGAGACGGATCGGAACGAGGGCGCGGTGTTCTACGTTCTCGCCGGGACATCGACGCCGCTTCCGGGCCTGGCGATCCGTGAGGAGGTTGACGCCGGGCCTGCCATCGCTGGCGGGACTGTCTCTGCGCCGTTCGGGACAGAGGACGAGCCGGTTGACGTGACCGTCGACTGGTCCGGCGTCCCGGCGGGCACCTGGTGGCTGCATGTCACGCAGCAGACGACCGGCTCGGACGCGCTGCCTCTCTACGCCGCGACGCTCGTCCTCGAAG